TTTGATAAAGCCTTCTCCTTGTATTATAGAGTAGTAGTTATTAGAGCCCCTCTCCAAGGGCTGTGCTACACTGTAAGGGATGCTGTGTGGATTGGTTGCGTTCTCCTACCGCATGACGGTTCACGAAAGGCTCCAACCACAGCCCTTTACCAGTTTGTTAATCAGTTAGATACCGCCAGACGGTTTATGTGGAACAAGGTTACAAGCGTAAAGAGCCCTGTGGAACCAGCATCAAGTAAACATACTGGGGGTATTTTCATGATTTGTGTGGGTATTGACGTTGCTAAGGACAAGCACGACTGCTTCATCCTCAGCTCGGAAGGCGAAGTCCTGGCAGATGTATTCACCATCCCAAACAATGCAGAGGGATTTGACACCCTTCTGCAGACCATTCATCGCTGTGCCCGTCCGGAAGATAAAATAAAAGTAGGACTTGAGGCAACCGGACATTACAGCTACAACATTCTCGGATTTCTGCTTGACAAAGGTCTGCACACCTTTGTTATCAATCCTCTGCACACCAACCTTTACCGAAAGAGCCTCAGCCTCCGCAAAACGAAGACAGACCGTGTCGATGCGCGAACCATTGCAGCTATGCTCATGTCTGATGTGGACCTCAAGTCCTACACAGACACAGCATACCACAACGAAGAACTAAAATCACTCACAAGATACAGATTCGACAAAGTAAAGGAGCGAGCAAAGCTGAAGCAGTCAGTTTCCCGATTGGTCACCATTCTGTTTCCTGAGTTGGAAAAGCTGGTTCCAACACTTCATATGGCTTCCGTGTATGCCCTTCTCAGCGAGTTTCCTGGAGCCAAACAGATTGCCAGAGCTCATCTAACTCACCTAAAGGCACTCTTAAACGATGCATCCAAAGGCCGCTACGGACGAGATATGGCCACGGAACTTCGGGATGCCGCCAGATGTTCTGTTGGCTCTGTTATGCCTGCCAAGTCTCTTGAATTGCAGCATACCATCCGCCTGATCCGGGAACTGAATACCGAGATCGAGGACATTGAATCCGCCATCCAGACCATAATGGGAGAAATGCAGTCTCCCATTACAACTATCCCCGGAATTGGTTTCCGCATGGGCGCTATGATCCTGGCTGAGATTGGCGATTTCTCGCGTTTCGATTCACCGGATAAGATTCTTGCTTATGCCGGCATGTCGCCGTCTACTTATCAATCTGGGCAGCTTTCGCTGTCTGGCACGTACTCACACATGGAGAAGCGAGGCTCCAAATACTTGCGCTACGCTCTTTACAACGCAACTAAATATGTCTGCCTTTGGGATTCAACCTTCGAGGCCTACCTGGCTAAAAAACGGGCAGAAGGCAAGCATTACAACGTCGCACTTTCCCACGCCGCCAAAAAGTTGGTTCGGTTGATCTATGCCATGGAGAAATCCCGGCAACCGTACAACAGCGTCGCTTAATCTTTTCTCTTGCATAAGTTTAAGCAGGCGTCCAAACGGACGTCAGCTTTGCTATACTCTTTTTGAACCGTCTAAAATTTTTTGCTAATCCATTCATTTCAGGCTTGACTTTTAATAGTTAGTCTTTCTTACAAACTAGACATAACTGCTGTAGGAGGGGGAGGAGGGGTCGGGTCGACTGCTAGAGGACAATATGGCGCTGGTGGAAGTGGTGCAAGTGGGATGCCAGGCGCTGGACAAGTACCTGGCAATGGATATTTCATTTCGGAGGAGTATACATTCGTTTAAAATCTGTTTAAGCGTCTTTCCATCTTAAGTATACTCCACCTGCTCCACCTTTAGATGGACTTCCGAATGCATTATTTGCTCCACTTCCGCTTCCTCCTCCGCCACCACCTAAACCAGCTGCTCCAGCACTCGCAATATCTAAGCCAACATCATCTCTAGCATATGATCCTCTAGCACCAAAAGGTTGTCCGCTATATTGCTGACTTGCATTTCCGCTACCTGAACCTCCTCCGCCTCCTCCACCAGCTAGTCCAAGAGATTGATCATTAAAGATAAATATTGTTGCATTTGTTCCATTTGCTAGTTCTGCACCTCCATTGCCATTTCCAATTCCTCCAGCAGTAGTTCCACTACTTCCAAACCATCCTTTTCCACCACTGCCGCCATTCACTGTTAAAATTTCTACATCATTCTTTTCAATTGATGTTATTCCTCCATTTGATGCTATTATTGTTCCTGTTGATGTATACGTTCCGTATGGTCCTCCAGAACCAATTACAATTTTTAAAATTTCGTCTTTTAATATGTTCACATCTAAAAGGCTTTTTGCATAGCCTCCACCTCCTCCGCCACCAGCGCCATATTGTCCTCTACCTGTTGGTCCTACTCCTCCTCCGCCACCTCCTACAGCAGTTAAGTCTAATTTGCAAGCCCTGGAGAACTTCATAACCTGGGAAGTAGTAAGCAGTATATAGTTTTCATAAGTCTTATAGGCAAACTCCACTGTCTGCCTGGTCAGGACCCCAGCGGCGTTTACTGCCTGATTAGAGATGTTTGCAATGTCAAAATAGGGAGATTTGATGGAAAAAGAAATTTCGTTGTTTTCGCTAACCGCCAGGAAATAGCCGTTTTCATCTGTGGTAATGGCCTTTCCAAGCCTGTCTGTTACTCCGGTTACTGACAGTCCTGCCGCCGGTGTCCCATCTGGGTATTTGACCGTGATGCCATAGCCGTATTTCCCGGCTCCCAATGCCAAAATGATAAACACATCATCCGGAGCCGCCGTATCATCCAGCTCATATAATGCCGCCGTCTCAGGGCTGAGCGTCTCTTCTTTCGTGAACACATCGGAAGCGGGAGCCATAGAGCCAATTTGTTCTTTCAGCTCTTCGCTCAGCTTGTCCTCCGTAATGGTCCCGTCCGGAATCTGGCCCAGAACAAGGCCCTGAAGCTCATCTTTACCCGCCTTGTCTCCAAGAGCAACTTTCACTTCCGGAATCACGGTGTTGTTCAGATAGTCCTTGATGGCGTTTCCGCCCTCGTCAAATTTGGCTTTCAGCTCCGTGGCGGTCAGCCCTCCCACATCATTGGGCTCGTCATCCAATGCGGAGATAATATTCATGTCCTTTTCCAGCGGTGTAAAATCCATGTGTTACGCTCCTCTCTCCGTGGGAATTTCTCCAGTTTGATTGATGGCCCTCTGCAAGGCTCCATATCCGGGGCCGCCCCGCAAAGGCGGCTGCGCCTCATCTGTCGGACCGGGGGCCTGGCCGGAAGCCGGTACCCCCATAGCGGACATCTGAGCGGCCATCTGCTGCTGCCGGTTGGCCTCCAATACGGCAATCAGGGTTTCCCGGTCCGCAATCTGACCGGCGGGCAGGCGCTTCAAATACTCAATCGTATCAATCTTGTCCTGCATCAGCAGGTTGTCCAGCGTCTGCATGGAGGCGATTTCGCTCCAGTAGGAGGACGCGCCTACATCCAATTCCACCGTGAAGTAAAGGTCCTTCAAAGCCTCAAAATCAAACAGAGCCGGCATCTTCATCGTGGGATTGATGTTGATCTCTATATATCGCTCCCCGTAATATTCACCCATGAACTCCATGTAAATCCTGCCTAGGTCCTCGATACACTGCAACAGGGTCTGTTTGGTCAGCTCCATCGGTGTGGAGGCCGCCCGCTGCAGCGCGATAATGGCGGAGGTGTTGTCCGGCCTGGTATCGCCCAGGGCGACGTCGGAAGCTCCAAGGAATTTCTGCGTGTAGGAGATGGCGATATCGATAAACTGGGAAATCTGCGGGGAGATGGTGGCCGGGTCGATGATCTTCGCCACGTTTTCTACGCTTCCGTTCACTCCGATTGCCGCGCCGACTCGGTTGTTCCACTTGGGGACCTTTGTCTTGTCGTACATGATTTTGGGATAGGCCAGCATCATGAGGGAGATCATGGACATGGCAAAGAGCTTGTTGACAAAAATCTGGTTGGGAATCAGCCCGGTAATCATGGCCTGACCATGGTAGCAATCCTGTACATAGTCCCAATTCATCCAGGTGATTGGGTACAGCTTGATGCCAAGGTCCCACTCCGGCTTGATTTCCCGGTCCCGCGTGCATTCATAGCCGTGGATGGTCCCACTCTTCTCATCTCTCCAAAGTCTCAGCAGAACCGTAACCTTGCTGCCGCCCAGGTTATCCATGCGGGGATCGCCGCTCTGCTTGGTGTCCGCTGCGATTCCCTCTCGTTCCTCCCGGCTGACGCCGCTGGCCTCTGCCCGCCTCCTGGCCTCCCGCACCAGCATCCGCCGCTCGATGAGGATGTACGGCTGAGATTGCACCTCCCGGCTGTTGGGATTTCCAAACAGAACCTGTGTGTTTGGCAGGACTTCCGTCTTGATTGCGCCTCTGCTGGGCTGTCCGGTCTCCACATCGGGGTCCCAATAGGTATAAAGGCAGCCGTCTCCGTCCACCGCGGCATTCCGGCAGAACTCCCGAATGCAGGAGCCCATTTTGTTGAACTCAAAAATACCGGAAAACTGCTCGTTCAAGAGGTCCGTCAGCATTTCGGCGCTCTGTCCGGAAATCTTGCCGCTGGATGGAAGGGGCTTTGCGTGGAGTTTTAAATTGTCCGTGGACACATTGGCGACAGAGAACAGCACCACACGCTTTAAGAAATTGAAAACCGGCGTCGGCAGGCCGTTGGAACGGACGCCCTCCCACTGCTTTCCAATGAAGAAGTTTTCGTTGACATTCACGCAGTCATAAAACGAAATGCCGTTGTTGAATTGAAGGCCGGCCTCATATTCATTTGACACCTTTTCCGGTGTGGGACGATACTTTTCCATGTGTGTTTTCCTCTTATTTCACGTTTCCGGCATAGCGCAGCTGCACATCCGTCTCCAACACCGTAGCGGTGGCGGAAGCGCTGTCGCTCTTGAAAATCAATCGGTAGAATGTTGCCTTTTTGACCTTGAGCTTTAATCGTTCTACCTGGGGCTTCCGGTTCGTCAGAAAGGACCAGTGATTGAAATCCACATTGGTAAAGGAGGCGAAGGACGCTGCAACCACCTTGTCCGGGTAGTCGCTCCGGCGGTTGCTCTCGGCGGTGACGGTGATTCTCGCGTTATTCTCCGGCTTGATGGCTACAAAGATCACAGGGGAGTACTTGAGCTGCCAGTCCCGGTCAAAATCCATCGCGCCGGTGGCGGCATAGGCGCTGATTTCTTCGCCGTCGTCGTTGCGATAGGACCGGGACACCTCCTTGATCTTGCCCTCCTGCGTAAAGCCGAAGGTCCTCTGGTCCACCTCCAGCATAGAGACAAATGGCATGTTGGTGTAGGTGTACCAGGTATTGTTGGAGTAGTTCAGAATCAATGCGGTTTCCTTCCACAAAAACCAATACTCGTGATGATGCTTCCGGTTGAAGGTTTTCGTCTTCTCCAGATCAAAAGCACTGATGGTAGCGGCAATCCGGTCCGATATACGGGTCGCGTTTTGCTCGCTGTCGGTGATGTTCCCGCTGGAGGAGGTGGAGCGCCACTGATAAATGCTGCCGCCGTCCAGGGTCAGGGGGTTATTTTCCAGAAGGCGGACCTGTCCCGGGGCGTCGTTTCCGATCTGGCGGTTTACCGGGAGCACATAAAATGCCGGCGCGGTAATTCCGTTGTCCAGCACGGTGGTGCTGTATTGCAAAGACCACGCGCTGTCCCGTTTAAAAGCCATCAATCTTGCATAATGTCGAACCAGCGCTGTGATGGGGGTGTTGCTGTCTCCGATGGCGGCCTCATAGAGGTCCGGGAAGTACTCCGCCGTGGCAAGGCCCGTGTCCCCGTCAATGCCGCTGTAAATTGTCTTGTTGCTGCCGTCCCCGTATAGGAATACCCGGCTGTCCAAAGAGCCGTTATAGAGCTCGGAGAAATGCATGGAGGTAACTTCCGCCCGCGCTCCATCTCCCTTTTTATAGGTCACGGTCACGGTGTTGGTGCCCTTTTCCGGTGCCGTTGCAAACGTCATCTTTCCGGCCGCCGTGTCCACCGTATAGGTGGCCTCCGTTCCCGTCACGGAGATCACGCTGTCAATCTCCTTTTCCGGCAGGAAAAAATCTTTGGCCGTTCCGTCCGGGGAAAACTTGACCCGCCGCTTGCCTGTCAGCCGGTTTACATTCTCCAGCAGCGTCCCGCTCCCGCCCGGTTCCGTTGCCGTCTGGATGACCGGGACATAGCCCTCCACCTCGGAAAACGTCTCGTCCTCCCCGGCGCCCCAGCTCATGTATTCGTGCCCGTTCAAGAGGTATACTTTCTCGTCAAATCCAAAGAAGGTGGTAGTTTCATCCTGGGTACAGGCCCCTACTGCGGTGACGGCCTCCGTCAGGATGTTCACGTCAAAAATAGCTCCGCCAAAGGCGCACAGCAGATGATAGGCCTTGTTGACCATCCCATACCAAGCGCCGCAGAAAACCGGCGCCTCGACAGGAGATTCCTGGTCCTCTGCCCAGGCATCCCAGGCGGTCCGCAAATGCAGCAGTGTGTGGGTACCCGGCCTAATCTGCAAGTGGCTGTCCTTGGTAATGGAGAAGTTCCGCATTTCGGACATCTCTCCAACACGGATTTTGGTGTCGCCGTCCTGATTCTCATTGAGACCTAGGAACTCCTTTATCCGCATGATCGTGATATTGCTGCCCGCTGCCATCTGGGCCAAGCTCAACCACCTCCGTACTCCAGATAATCCTCCGGCATCTCTCCGCCGGTCATCTCGTCGTCGTAATCCGTCATACCGGAATCCTCAAAATCCTCCGGCACAGGGGACTCCACCCGTTCCGCGCCCAATGTCCTGGTAACACAGAAATACCGGATGGCGTCGCAGATATGCGTGATCTCATGGGGCTGCACCGCGCAGTCTGACGGGTTCTTCTCGTCGTGCTGGATGGCGGCGATATGGGAGATGAGGGCTTGACAGTTGCTGGTCACCAGCAGCCCGGGGCGGTCCTGCGGCCTTGACAGGGGCTTGAGCAGCTCCTTCACAGCCATCCAGCCCTGTACCCGGTTGTTGCTGCCACGGATGATGCCCACGCCGTTCTCCATGAACAGCTCTGCCATGCTGCGGCCGCTGTCCTTTTGCCGGTTCCACATGTCCGGCGGCGCAATCGTGAACTCGATGTGTTCCCACGGCGGCGTCGCGTCCAGCATCAGCTTCGCGGCCTCTGAGACGATCACACCGGACTGCTGCAATTCCCGGTATACATAGCAGCGCCCGTCAAAATCCACCGCAATCCAGAGGCAGGGGGACAAGGCAAAGCCATCGTCAAAAACCCGGCGTTTCCTCCCCCCCCCCCGGATCCGCCAGAACGGTTCTATCACATGAGTTTTCTTTGTAAACTCCGGGAAGAAGGACCCGGACAGGGCGTCCCAGTCGCCAAACCTCCAGGCATTGCGCACGTTGTCCGGCAGCAGGTCCAGCATCTGTACATACTCCGGAGACGCCGCCAGCAGCTGGGGGTTATCGTCCACCGTCGCGTGAATGAAGGTATAGTCCTCCGCCGTTTCGCCGTCCCGGTACTGCCTGGAGACGAACAGCCGTTTTACCCAAAGGTGCCCGATGCCGCCGGGGTTGCAGGTCAGGTACATCCGGCGGGGGATATTCGTCGCGCCGCGCAGACACGCGCCCAAGGTGCGGAACTGGCTCTCCGTAAACTGCGTGGCCTCGTCCATGAAAATCCAGTCATATTCCTGGCCCTGGTACTCGTCGTCATCGCTCGTTCCATAATGTCCAAACTTGATCGTGGAACCGTTGGCGAAGAAAAACATATGCATGGAGCCGTTATAGACCGCAACCTCCTGCGGGATCAGCTTTCGCATGGGGAGAATCATGGTCTGCTCCAGCTCCGGGTATTCCCGCCGCACAATCAAAATCCGGATTCCCGGATAGGTCAGCGCACCGCCAAAGGCTTTGATTCGCAAAACGTGGCTCTTTCCGCCGCCTCTTGCCCCGCCATAGCCCACATACCGGGTTCTGGCCTGGCAAAAGAGCTTTTGCTTGGGATTCAGTTCTCCCAAGTCCACATAGACCACTCCGCTGTTGTTTCTGGTTCTCCCCGCCATGCACTCACCTCTTCGGAAATAGGGGAAAGGCCCCCTTGCGGGGGGCCTGTATGCTTACTCGTAGTCCTTCGTTCCCTCCATGCCGACACAGCCATCTTTGACCTGGATGCAGCGCATCGTCTGTCCCTCGGACAGCGTGACGCCGCCGGAGGGATAGGCCGCCGCGGTGTGGCTATAGCGGGGATTGGTTCCGTCCAGCGTGTACAGATAATTCTTTCCGCTGGCTCCCGTGATCGTCGCCACATGGGTGGAAACGCTGATCGCTGGCGCATCCAAAATTGCGTCCGCACTTCCGCAAACCGCAATTCCGTCACCTTTGGTGCCAAGGACAAACGCATCATAGTAGGTAACCCCCTGCACCACAGGCCCGGAAAAGCCCTGCACCTTGGTCAGCACGTCATACTGCTGCATCTTCACCGGGTCCACGGTGCTCCCCTTGAACTTGATCATGAAGTACACGCCATTGGGGAGATAGCTCTTGGTGACCGGGATCACCTTCACACCGTCCACCTCGCCCACAACGCCGCGGGAGAGCGCCATGTTTCCGGTCTTCTCCAGTGCCAGGAAATCCGGATTCTGCTTGAGGAGCTTGTAGTACTCCGTTGGAATGTACATCGTCCGGTTTTCCAGCGGAACAAACGCATCCGTCATCTTGGCATTGGCGTCAATGATGGCCTCCACAATATTGGATTTTGTGGGGGCGGAGGTGAGTTTGTGCTGGATGTTGGCTCCCATGCACCACTTTTTCAGCCGGTATCTGTCCATACCGGGGACTGTCCTCTCGTCCAGCTGCCGGCGCAGCGCGCGGCCGGCGGATTTCTCAATGGCTTGGTCGGAGTTGTCCAACGCCTCAATCACAAAGGTGAACGAGGGCTCCTGCGTCATGGTCATCTCCTGGATGGTGTCTCCCAGGTTTTGGGGCGTGCCGAAGCGGTTATTAGCCGCGTTCCGGTCATAGGGCTGCTCGGGTACGGTGTCCACAGAGTAGACACGAATCGTCTTTGCGCCCACAAAGGAATAGTCGTTGCCGCACGCGGCGTCTGTGATGGACGCCTTGTGAAATCGCTCTGCGATTTTGTCAGCATACTTGATGGTATAATTGACTGCCATATTGACCCTCTCTTTCGTATCTGCGGAAAGGGCGCCGTCGTTCAGGAGTCAAATCCCCTCAGAAAATCATCCTTGCTGTTGCCCTCTTCACCGGCGGATTTCATGCTTCCGGTGGAGCGCTCCGCGTTCTTTTGGTTTTTCTGCGCGGCTTCCGCGGCGTGCTGATACCGTTCGGCTTCGGCTCTTGCCTGTTCCACCTGCCACCTTGCGTAGCTGGCCGTCAGGGAGAGCCCGTTTCTCACGCCGTCCCAAACCTCCGCGGGGATGTCCTTCGGCGCCTTTGCCGCTTCTGGAAATGTGTTTTGAAATTCCTGAATATCCGCCATCCGGGGGGCCCCCACCGGGGACGACGGGCCTCTGCCGCCGGTGCTGGCAGACGTCTATGCCGCTCAGGACGCCATGCGGGCAGAGATCCGCTCCGCCACCACGGTGATCTGCATGGCCACTGCCCTTCACACCATCGCCGCCGGAAACATGACCCCCTCCTACCGGGTGCTGGCAGATGGAACCGTGCGGCAGGTGTATTTCTACTGCGTGGATATCTCAGAATTTGCCGTGAACAAACTCAGTGACCGGGGAAGCCTCTCCGCCCGGGGCATCGTCACCAATGTGCAGGACTTCATCGTCCATCTCAGCAAGGAGCTGATCCAGCCGTAAACACACAAAGGACCGCCATGTGGCGGTCCTTTGTGCTGTGTGTGTTTTTAGGAGGGAGAAAACGCATCGGGTTTGGGAGGACCCTTTGCTTGATTATAAAGATATCCGAAAATTTTTTCTAAATTATGTTTTTCTTATGAACAGATTGTGAATGTTTTTTTCTGTTTTCGTAAACAGCGGAAAAATTTAGAAAAACTTGTCTTTTTTTGGAAGATAGGTCTGTTTCTCTCACTTTTTCTCCCCATGAGAAGGAAGCGGGGGCTATCAGGATCTCCGGCCGCCACCAGCTCATCACAGTGGTTGCTGTATGCGCTCTCCGCATGGTCCCTCGCCCGGCAGAGCCGGTGGGGGACCTATTTTTTTGATTTGCCCGGCGAGAGGAAATTCCGACTCCGCCGTGGCTTTGCCGTCGTCGAACCGCTTGTACGGCGCCTGCCCCGTTCTGCGGGGTACAGGAGACATACTACTTGTATTTCTGACTCTCCGCCACCGCCAGCTCATCACAGCGGTTGTTGTACGCATTCTCCGCGTGGCCCTTGACCCAATGGTAACGGATGGAATGAACCTCTGTCAGGGACAGCAGCCTGTCCCAGAGATCCGGATTCAGGGCGGGCTTCTTGTCAGCTTTTTTCCAGCCCCTAGCCTTCCAGCCTTTGGCCCAGCCCTTCTCCAGCCCATCGATCACATATTTGGAATCGGACCAGAGGTCCACGATGCAGGGCTCCTTCAGCAGGGACAGTGCTTGGATCACGGCGGTGAGCTCCATGCGGTTGTTGGTGGTGGCGGCCTCTCCGCCGGAGAGCTCCCGGCTGTGGGGGCCGTACATCAAAATCGCGCCCCAGCCGCCGGGGCCCGGATTGCCGGAGCAGGCGCCGTCGGTGTAGATGGTGACTGTTTTCATCATGAAATCCTTTTGGAAGATGGTTTTGAATGGGGGAGCCGTCTCCTCGGGAACAGCTCCCCCTGTGTTCTGATAAACATTCCGGCAAAAGCGTTTTCGCCCCGGCTCCGGACGGTCTTATTCCTCGGCCTCGGCGCTGCCCTCCTCATGGTCTGTGAGCGCCAGGGAGATCACGTGATCCCCCTCCTCCTTGAACCGCATGACGATGACGCCCTGAGTGGCCCGACCCGCGGTGCGGATGCTGTCCACCGGGGTGCGGATCAGGATGCCTGCCTGGGTCACCAGCAACAGGTCCTCCGTGCCGTCCACCACCTTGATGCCCACCACGGGGCCGGTCTTGTCCGTCACCATGTAGTTCTTGATGCCGAGGCCGCCCCGGTTGGTGATCCGATAGTCCTCCACCGGCGTCTGCTTGCCGTAGCCGTTTTCCGTGATGGCCAGCACCGCATGATTGGCCTTGGCACGGGCGGCGCCCACCACGTAGTCGCCCTGGCGCAGGCGGATACCCCGCACACCCACGGCGTCCCGGCCCATGGGCCGCACATCGTTCTCGTCAAAGCAGACTGCCATACCGTCATGGGTGGCGATGAGGATCTTCTGGCTGCCGTCAGTCTCCCGGACAGCGATCAGCTGGTCACCCTCCTCCATCCGCAGGGCACGGATGCCGTTGTTCCGCAGATTCTTCAGAGTATTGGCCGGCAGGCGCTTCACCGTGCCGTTCCGGGTAACCATGAAGAGGAAGCGGCCGTCGTCCTCAATGGACCGGGTATGGATCATGGCTTGGATCCGCTCGCCCTGCTCCACCTGAAGGATGTTGACGATGTTGGTCCCCTTGGCAGCCTTGCCGGACTCGGGGATTTGATACCCCTTCTTCCGGTAGACCTTGCCGGTGTCGGTGAAGAAGAGGATATAGTCGTGGGTGGAGGCAGTAAACACATCCACCACGTAGTCCTCCTCCCGGGTGGTGATGCCCTTCTTGCCCATGCCGCCCTTGGACTGGGCGGTGTACTCGCTGGCAGGTGTCCGCTTGATGTAGCCCGCCTGGGTCAGGGTGAAGACACACTGCTCCTCCTCGATCAGGTCCTCGATGTCGATCTCATCCTCCACATCCTGGATCTCCGTGACCCGGTCATCGCCGAATTTGTCGGAGATGGCCTGGAGCTCCTCCTTCAGCACCTTGCGCAGCAGCTCGTCAGAGGAGAGCAGCTGGTTGAAGTAGGCGATCTTTTCCTCCAGCTCCTTGTACTCCGCCTCCAGCTTCTCCCGGTCCAGGCCCTGAAGGGCTTTCAGCCGCATATCCAGAATGGCCTGGGCCTGGATATCGTCCAGACCGAAGCGGGACATCAGGTTCTCCTTGGCGTTGTCGTAGCTGCTGCGGATGATTTTGATAACCTCGTCGATGTTGTCCTGAGCCACCAGCAGACCCTCCAGCAGGTGGGCCCGCTCCTGGGCCTTGCGCAGGTCGTACTTGGTGCGGCGGATAATGACCTCCTCCTGGAAGGCCAGATACTCGTCAATGATGTGGCGCAGGGAGAGGATCTTGGGCTGAGACTGGTTATTCACCAGGGCCAGCATGTTGATGGCAAAGCTGGTCTGCAGCTGGGTCTGGGCGAACAGGCGGTTCAGCACCACCTGGGGGTTGGCGTCCCGCTTCAGCTCGATGACGATGCGCATTCCGTCCCGGTCGGACTCGTCCCGGATGTCGGAGATGCCGTCCAGACGCTTGTCTTCCACCTGGTCGGCCATGCTCTTGATGAGCATACGCTTGTTGACCTGGTAGGGGATCTCGGTGATGACAATGCGCGTGCGGTCCTTGCCGAACTCCTCAAACTCATGCCGGGCCCGGATCACCACCCGGCCCCGGCCGGTGGCATAGGCCTGCCGGATGCCGCTGCGACCCATGATGATGCCCCGGGTGGGGAAGTCCGGCCCCTTGACGTACTGCATCAGATCACTGAGCTGAGCCTCCGGATTGTCCAGCACGCAGATGCAGGCGCCGATCACCTCCCGCAGGTTGTGGGGCGGGATATTGGTGGCCATGCCCACCGCGATGCCGCTGGAGCCGTTCACCAGCAGATTGGGAAACCGGGAGGGCAGGACACGGGGCTCCTTGCGGGTCTCGTCGAAGTTGGGGTCCCAGTCCACAGTGTCCTTTTCAATATCCCGCAGCATCTCGTCGGAGAGCCGGGACATCCGGGCCTCCGTGTACCGGTAGGCCGCCGGGGGATCGCCATCCACGGACCCGAAGTTGCCGTGGCCGTCCACCAGGGGATAGCGCATGGAGAAATCCTGAGCCAGGCGGACCAGAGCGTCATAGACGCTGGCGTCGCCGTGGGGATGGTACCGGCCCAGCACGTCGCCCACGCAGGTGGCGGACTTTTTGAAGGGTTTGTCCACCGTGAGGCCATCCTCGTACATGGCGTAGAGGATCCGGCGATGGACGGGCTTCAGGCCATCCCGCACGTCAGGGAGAGCCCGGCCCACGATGACGCTCATGGCGTACTCAATGTAGGATTTCTCCATCTCGGGGACCAGCGGTGACTCCACGATCTTCTGTTCGGGGTACCGGATCTCCTCAGGATCGTATTGGGGCTTTTTGCTCATGTATCGTATCTCCTTTTTGTAGGGGCCGGCGCCCTCGCCGGCCCGCAAAGGCATATCTGATCGGACGGGCGGCCGAGGGCAGCCGCCCTACGGATCAATAGTCAAGATTGACCGCGTATTGGGCGTTGCGCTCGATAAATTCCTTCCGGGGCTCCACCTTCTCGCCCATCAGGATGGTAAAGGTCTCGTCCGCGGCCACGGCGTCATCCAGCGTGATACGCCGGAGCGTCCGGGCGGTGGGGTCCATGGTGGTCTC